GCCGATGGCGTCGAGGAGCAGGGCGGCCGTCTTCGCGCCGACGGCCTTCCGCCACGCGCGGGCCTCGTCCTCGGTGTAGTCCGAGCCACGGGCGATGATGAACACCTCGGCGGCGTTCGGGTCATCGGACAGGCTCGGCAGGGTCACGACGTCCTCGCGGGACAGGCTGTGGATGGGCACGGTTTCGGTGCCGATGACGACGGAGCCCGTGTCGAGCGGCACGATGGGAAGCGGCATTGGTTCCTCCTCAGACAAGGGTGCCGGGCGGACGGTCTGAGCGCCCGCCCGGCATGGCTAGAAGTGAAAGCCGAGCTGGTGCGCCGCCCAGACCAGGAGCACGACGACCACGACGATGAGCAGGATCTGCCAGAGGACGCCCGGGACCTGCGCCATGACTAGACGACCGTCCGAACAGGCAGGACGTAGACGCCGATCGACGCCTTCCAGCCGACGACGCCACCGACGGCGGACGACTCGCTGTAACTCGTGACGAGGCACCCGGTGGTGATCGTCCACAGCGCCTGCCCGGTGAGGTTGCCGCCCGGATAGATGAGGCCCGTCACCAGCGCGGCGCCGGTGAAGGCGGCCCACAGGACGGCGCCCGGGCCGGTGGTGGCCGTGGGGTCGTAATAGCCGGCGATGTCCAGCTTGCCCCCGGGCACGCCCGCGATGGCGGACTTCCACGTCGAGCCGAACGCCGTGGTGTCCGCGGTGTCGAGGTCCCACGAGGCGTCCATGCTCGTCATGAACGTCGAGAGGTCCTTGGTGTTGAGGGTGAGGGCCGCCTTGGACCCATGCCGAAAGGCCATCGTCGTCTCCTAGAGGTTCCGGGCTACTGCCAGGGCAAACGTGATGCGGTCGCCCACGGCGCCGCCCGTCCGGGTTGCGACGGCCCGAACGTACCGTCGGAGGGTCGCCCCCGAGGCCGACAGGAGCCGCTGTGAGGTGGGAATGGTCGCGGCCGTGAACGCCCCGCCGGTGACATCGGCCACGTCGGAGAAGTTGGAGGCCGACGCATCCACGAGCTTGACGACCCACGAACCCGCGGTGACGGCCGAGACGTGCAGGGTGGCCTGCCAGCCGGTCACCGAGGACGCGGTGTAGTCGATGTTGGCCGTGGTCGCCGGGCTGGCCCCGAGGTCCGAGAGCGGGTTGAGCAGGATGCCGAACCCGACCGGCCCATCCGCGAGGAAGGACGCCTTGACGGCCACCACGCCCCCCACCGGGGACGACTCGGCGTAGGACGTCTCGATGGCCGACACGAGCCGTGCCCCGTCGCCCGCCGCGATGCCGCCCGGGAAGTACGTCAGCACCCCGGGCACGAGCGACAGGATCAGCGCCTGGAGGGTGACCTGTGCCGGGTCGTACATGCCGCCGCAGTCCACCTTCGCGCCGAAGGTCCCGGCGATGGCGGACTTCCACGTCGCCTGGAAGGCCGTGGTCTCGGCGGTGTCCGCATCGACGGAGAGGTCGGCGCTGTTGAGGTACGACGAGAGGTCCACCGCGCCGAGGTAGACCGCCGCGTCCGAACCATGCTTGAATGCCATGCGGGTCTCCTACGTCACGACGTCAACGGTGAGCTTGATCCCGAGGTACGTTGACGACGCGATCGTGACGGTGGACACCTCGGCCTTGACCACGTCCACATCGCCCCACGAGTAGGCCCCCTCGATCGCGTCGACGAGGTCCGCCCCGCCCTGGATCGCGAGCGAGAGCGCGTCGCGGCTGTCCTTCGTGAACGACTGTCCGACGAGGTGCCAGACCGACAGGACGACATGGTCCCCGCCGCGCTGGAACGTCTCGGACAGCTCGATCGTGTCGGGGAAGTCCACGAGCAGGCACGGCACCGTGACGGACTCCACGGGGTAGCCGTAGGCGTTGGGGATGCCGTAGGCGATGCCGCGCGCCGCGAGGCCGTCCATGATCGCCGACAGATCCGCGGCGCTCATCGGAAGCCCGTGTCGATCTTGTACGGGCGCAGCATCAGCGCCACGTCGGGGTCGACCTTGGCGAGCAGTCGGAGCTCGTTCCCAAGGTCCGGGCTGCCGGCCACGCCGTAGGGCGAGTCCCGCCGCTTGAGGAACCGGCTCCCCTGGATGAGGTTCGCCAGCGCCACGTCAGCCGGAGGCGTGGGCCATCCCCAATCTGCCGTTACCTGCACCCCGTCGCCGTGGAGCGGCGGAATGGTGCCGATGTCGAGCAGGATGGATTGGTATGGCATCTGCTTCGACGGGGCGTTGACCGGCCCGACCCGGTACGCCGTGGCGGTGGTGGTGTAGGACCCGTTGCCGCTCGTGTCGAACTTGACCAGCAACCCGGTGACGCTGAAGAAGTCGTCCACGTCGAGGGCGAACCGCGGGTACAGGAACGGCCACGCGGGCGGGGTCGTGCTGACGCCCGCCTGGAAGACGCGGGCGGTCGGCGTGCCGGTCGCGCGTTGGAAGGTCCGCCCGCACTCCCGGTCGACCGCGCGGGCCGCCGCCTCGAGGGCGAGCGCCTCGAGGGCCGAGTCAGCGGTCGCGGGCCCGCCCTGGTCGCGCAGGAAGTCGCGGAACAGGTCCGGTGAGGCGTAGGCGGTGTAAGGCATCGGGCTACGCCGTCGCGAAGCCGGTGGGGAAGGTCGGCGTGTGGAACACGGTCACGTCGTTGGTGTTCGTGGTGGCGATCTTGAGCGAGCCACTGAAGTCCACGCCGTGGAGGTTGTAGTACGTCCCGGCGGCCTGCGAGGCAGGGACCGTGAGGATCGTCCCGCGGGCGTCCGAGAGGACGACCGTCGCGGCAACGGTGTTGTTGACGAGGAGCCCGCCGAGCTGGCCCGAGGTGGATGCGACGATGTTCCCCGCCGCCACGCCGACGACGATCGTGTCGTTGCCGACGCCGATGACCCACCCGACGCCGGTCACGCTGGTGATCGTGCGGAACGGGATGACGCCGGTGGCTGTCGTGCCGTTGAGCGGGACGATGGTGTCCGTCCGCGTCACGCCCGCGAGGTCCACGCCGACCACGACGATCGTGCCGAGCGTGTCCACGCCGCCGCCGACCTCGGTGTGGGTCACGGTGACGAGCCCCGCCCCCGCCCAGACGGGCGTGGTGTTGGCGAGGGTGTAGACCCCCACCTTCATGTTGGCCGAGACGACGTACCTGTTGGTGACGGCCGCCGTGGTGGCGGCGGTGTTGGTGAAGGTGAAGCCCATCGTCAGCCTCGCTTCTCGATCTCGGACGTCGTGATCGGGTGGCCCTTCGGGGCCTCGACGACAGGAGCGGGCTTCGTCGGCTTGGCGGGCTTCGGCCGGCGGATGGTGGGCAGCCGCGTGGCTCGGCGCTCGCCGGGTGCAGCGGTGGCCTGCTCGATCGCGGCGGGCGCCGGTCCGAACAGGGCGGGGAACTTCCGCACGACGGAGTCACTGGACTGGCGAACCTCGCCCTGGAGCACGATGACGTCGGCGTCGCCGACACGGCCGACGAACGACGTCAGCGCGGCGACGCTGGTCTCTGCTGATGCCATTCCGTTGGCCTCCTGTGGTGGTGGAGGAAGCCGGACCACTGCCCGGCTTCCTCCTGAACGTTTGGATCAGCCCTGGTTGGGCTTGGGCGTGCCCGGCGCTTGGTGGTACTCGGCCGGCTTGTCGACCCCCTCGACGAGCTTCGGCAGTTTGGTCGTGTTCTCCATCTCGGTCGCCTTCGGCGCGGGCGGCTTCGGGGTGGCGGGCTTCTCGGTGGCGGGCTTCTCGGTCACGGTGTTCTCCTGCTTGAAGGGGCGCGGGCCGGGAATGGACCCGGCCCGCTTGAGAGGGCTTACTGGACGCTGAGGGAACGCATCCCGTCGACGTTGATCGGGCGGGCGGTGCCGCGCCAGTAGCAGTAGATCCCGCGCTGGCCGGTCGGGAAGGAGGGGGTGGCGCCGTTGAGCATCGTCTGGACGACCTCGACGTTCATGCCGATGCGGTCGACGATCACGTAGTTCCTCGGGTCGCCGAAGACCACGATGATCGCGCCGTCGGCGGTCAGGGTGGACACCGCGGACGGCACCTCCCAGATCGGGTAGCCGAGGAGCTGGGAGCCCGTGTTGCCCGTCGACATGCTCTTCGGGATCTCGCTGCCCATCGCGAAGTACTGGCCGGGCCGCTTGAAGTAATAGCCCGTGGTATCCAGCGCCTCGAGCTGGCGCTGGGTGGAGCGGCTCATGAAGAAGGCCGCGTTCAGGCGGTGCCGGAGCGGCAGGGCGCCCTCGAGCTTCCCCATGTCGGCGATGGCCGTGACGTTGTCGGTGGCGGTGTCGACGTTGGTGAACGCGGCGTCGCGGAACATCCCGAAGGGATAGACCGTCGCGCCCGTGCCGAGGGTGAACGAGTTCTCCTCGAGGGTGTCCTTCGCCTCGCCGAACAGCCTGCTCAGCTCGCCGGTGAGGTCCGGGCGGTCCTGGAGCGCCTCGATCGAGACGGTCGCGAAGGCGTCCGCCCGCTGGACGGTGAAGGTCGGCTGGCCGAAGGTCGGCCCGCCCTCGACGGATGCCGCGCCCTCGGTGTCCCACTTGGCGGTGATGGCGCCCACGGTCACGGCGAGCCAGTTGTTCCCGCCGCTGATCGTCTCGACGCGGCAGGCCGCGCGGTACGGGTTGATCGAGGTCCAGGCGCCGATGTGGATCATCGTCGGGTCGAAGATGTACGGGACGGCGTACCCGCCCGTGGTGGTCGTCCCGGTGACGGCGAGGGCTGCGGCGCGGGCCTCCTCGGGGGTCCAGAGGTCCTTCATGCCCGCGAGGTACTTGTTGAATGCCCGCTTGTAGACCGGCGAACCCGTGAGGAGGACGCGGTCCGCGGCCTCGCCCTTGCCCTGGTCGCCCTCGTCCCGGTGCTCGATGAGGTCGACGAGGCCGTCGAGCTCGGCCCAGCGGGCCGACTTCGCGGCGGCGTCGATCGAGCGCAGGGCATTCTCGCGGAGGCGGGTCGTGGCCTCTTCGCCGTAGCCGAGCTGGCGGCGGACGGTGCCGACGTCGTAGATGTCCTCGACGGACTGGGTGCGGATGATGGCCGGGGCGGCGCCGGGCACGACGTTGCCGCTGCGCTGGGCGAACTCGCGCAGGCGGGCCTGCCGGGTGTCCCATGCCTCGATGTCGCGGACGAGCGTGTCGCGCTCCGCATTCTCGGCGCGGTCCGTCGTCTCGACGTCCTCGGGGAATGCCCCCGGGTACTCGATGGCGCGGGCGCCGATGCTGGACTCGAGCTCGCGGACGCGGCTCGCCTTGTCGTCCCTGGTCAGGTATTCCACGCTGGGCTCCTTCGGTTTCGGTGCTGCGATGGGGACCGGGTCATCGCGGCGCTCCCCGAGGTGCGTTTCCGCGGCGTCGGGTGAGGGTGCGTCCGGTTCTGGGGTGATGCCGCGCATCTCGTCGGTCATGGACCGGAGGGACGCGGAGGCCTGCGCGTACGCGGGCCAGGTGACGGGCCCGAGCTCTGGGAGCTTGGCCTCGGTGATCGTGCGCTCGGGCAGCCGCTTGGGGTTGTGCGCCCCGCCGACCGGCTTCTCGTTCCACGTCTCGCGGACCACCGAGAAGCGGTGCGACGAGCCGTAGACGCCCTTGCGGAGCCCGTCCACGACGAGCTCGGGGACGCCGTCGAGGATCTGTCCCCGAGCGTACGGGCTGGTGGCGTCCTCGCCGAACTCATCAGTCGTGGCGATCGGCTTCTCGCCGATCTGCGGGTCCTTGCCGTGCTGGAAGAGGATCTTGGGCGGATTCTCGGCCATGGCCTTCTTGTACGCCGACCGGCTGAACCGCTCCATGAAGTGGCCCTCGGTCGCCGACTGGATCTCGGCCCACTGGTCATGCGGCGCGAGGCGGATCGTCAAGGTCTTCCCGTCCTCGGACGTGACGCCGCCGGACATCGCCCGGTAGAGGTCGTCCCGCGGGTGCGGCGTGGTCATGGGGCGCCTCCTAGGCTGCGAGGGCGAGCACGAGCTCGTCGTCTGCTTCGAATG